TTAGTATTCCTCTCTTTCTATTAGGCTGTAAAGGTATTCAGCCTGCTTTATTGGATCATCAAATGTTTTAAAGCCTCTGGACAGATGAAATTTAGTAGGAATTATTATCGCCTTGCATTTATGCTGGTGATTTAATCTGCCTAATTTGGTAGCTCTGCGCAATAACTCGGCTTGGACTCCCTCGTAAATTTCCAGGCCTATGAGCGGTGGATAAAATTCATCTCCTAGGTAATGTTTATTGGTAAGTAGGTTCTTTATCGTGGGATGAAGCATACGAAGGTCTGCGGATTTAGCAGAATTACTCAGGCTTTTGCCGGATAAATAAGCTTTGTATAAAAATCTAAGTTTATCTGCTTCAGACTGATCAACCACAGCCTTGCCATTTTCAATCTTGTAACCAAAGGGTATATGCGCCATTGTTTCACATCCTTTCTGTGAGGCTGAGCCCGCATTTTAATACAAAAGTTACTTTCTGGCGGTTTTTAATAATAATCTTCTCAACAAAATCTGTGAAAACAGCATCATCGAATTGCATAAGCATAGACGCCGTTTCGGTATAGCGCAGTAGTTTGGTTAGCTCAGTAATCTTGCAATTATCACCGGTTAGGCTGCTGCCTAAAGCCGTAATTTCATTTTTAGCATTATCTGCTTGCCGTAATAATTCGTTGGCTTGACCGGTATAGATGATTTTATCAATATAGCCCTGAGCCATGAGCGTAGACAAGGTTTCTCGTTGCTCGGTATTTCGTAGCAATTCTGTTTGTAATTCTTTAATTTTAAGTAGGGCAGCATCCTTGCTGGTTGCCTTCAAAGTAATTAATAAAGGTTTCAGGATAACTGCATGGGCAAAAATAAGCTTGTTTATCAGAGTAGTAAAGGCGCCTTTTATGGCAGCATCTTCCAGGTAGAGCAGAGAGCATTTTTCTTTGTTTGCTAGGTGAGTAGAACAACACCAAGCAACGTACTTATAATTTCCAGCAGTATGGATACGTCTTTTTAAGGTTGCACCACACTGGCCGCATATAAGCTTTCCTGAAAGCGTATAGCGGTTGGTGTATTTCTTAGCGCTTTGGCTGATGTTCTTTTCCAAAGCATGCTGCCTGATTATTTTTGTTACGGCCTCAAAGGTGGAACGGCTGATAATTGCTTCATGATCATCTTTGACTAAATATTGGTCTCTTTGCCCGGTGTTCTTGTGTTTGTTGAATTGAGAATCTGTATAGGTCTTTTGAAGCAATACATCTCCAACATATTTTTCATTGGCAGCTATGCCGAGAATTGTTCCGGAATGCCATTTAACCTTACGAAATGTTGGTATTCGTTCAGCATTTAAGTTTTTGGAAATGGTATAGGCACCTTTGCCGGCTAGTAATTCTGTAAAGATACGCTTAACTACTAGGGCTTCCTTTGGTTCTACGACTAGGGCTTTTCCATCCCATCTGTAACCATAAGGTGGGGAGGTAAGCTTAAAAGAACCTGCCTTAAATCGTGTCTTAATGCCCCAGCTTATGTTGGCAGCTATTGATGCCGATTCGTCCTCTGCCATGCTGCTTAAAATGGACAGGAATAATTCACTTTCCATTGAACCGGTATTAATGTTTTCTTTCTCAAAATATACCGGAACATTTATATCCAGCAGGGTTCTTACAAGTTCTAAGCAATCTGTGGTATTGCGGGAAAAGCGGCTGATGGACTTCGTAATTATGAAGTCAACTTTCTTGGCCTTACAATCTGCAATTAATTGAAGTAGCTGAGGTCGTATTTCTGCCTTTGTACCTGAAATCCCCTCATCAAAATACAAACCGGCGTATTCCCACTCAGCCCGCTTAGAAATATAATTTTCATAATGTTCTTTTTGCGTTTCTAAGCTTTCAAGCTGCGCATCAGAGGCTGTGGAGACTCTGCAATAGGCAGCAACCTTTAGCTTTGCTTTTGGATTTTCTAGCTGGTTAACAGTTTCAATTTTGGTTATTTTACTCATAACTATCTCCTTGTCAGTGTCACATATTAGCTCTGAAAAGCTTATATAGCAACGGTTTTAGGCAATATTTCTACTAAAAAAGGTGGAAAACTATTGCGGTTGAGTTCCGTCAAGCAATTAAACTCTTCCTTAGTAATAAGGCCATTTTTTAAGGCTGTTTTGGCAATCACCTGTGCTAAAAAATAATTACAATTTTGCACTATTTGCTCCTGAGACATATTGTGAGTGTTTTCTGCTATGACAGTATTCATATTACATATCCTCCGTTCTGAAGGAATATCCTTCACTTCCTTCTGGAGATTAGGAGGAGGTTTTGACGAAAAAATATTAACTTTTTGAAATTAATACTTTTCTTCCTTATAAATAGAAAATCTGCTTGGAAAATTATCCAGGCAGATTTTTTATTTTTTTAAAATTTTTCGTCAAAATGGGTAACCAACCTCCAGTGGGTAGTAGAAGGAGATAAACAAAACCAACTCCTTCCGGGAGGTGAAATAAAATGAGTGCAAATATCACAAAGGTTAATCGCCAGGATGCAGAGCTAATTGAAGTTCTTACTGCAATTAGTAAGGTTTCTGCAAAACTGGCAAAGCAGTTAGCAATGCTAGCTGTACACAACAAGGAAAAGGAGGCTTATCAGGATGAAAGAAATGAAAGATGTTGTCAAAGAATTACGATCTACTGCTGTCGTTATTAATTCTGTAGCAGAGTACTTGGAAAAGCAGCAGGCTGCAGAGACGGTAAAGGATGAGCCTGTCCCGGTAAAAGCTCCTATTACTTTGGAACAGGTAAGGGCAGTATTAGCTGAAAAAGCTCGCGCTGGTCATACTGCTGAAGTAAAAGCCTTGTTAGTAAAATATGGTGCCAATAAACTGTCAGAAGTTACTGCTGATAAGTACAAGGCTTTACTTCAGGATGCGGAGGAAATTAAAGATGCCAGCTAATGGACATGCCTTTTTATCTGCTTCTTCAGCAGCTAGGTGGTTGCATTGCCCACCATCTGCTAGGCTGGGGGAGAACTACAAGGAGCAAAACAGTGAATATGCACAAGAGGGTACGGAGGCTCATGCCCTTTGTGAATATAAGCTGAAAAAGGCTCTCGGCATTAAGACCAAGAACCCAACCAAGCATCTGGCAAGATATTCTGAAGAAATGGAAGAATGTGCCAATGATTATGTCGCTTATCTTATGGGCGAACTTGAACTGGCAAAGCAGTTTTGTAAGGATCCAGCCGTCTTTATTGAACAAAGAGTAGATTTTTCTCGTTGGGTAAAAGATGGCTTTGGCACAGCGGATGCTCTTATCGTGGCGGATAAGGTCCTTAAAGTATGCGACTATAAGCATGGCTTAGGTCACGTTATTTCTGCAAAAGAAAATCCTCAAATGATGTGTTACGCCTTAGCTGCCGTGGACCTGTTTGATGGTATTTACGATATTGAAAAAGTCAGCATGACCATCTTTCAGCCACGTAGAAGTAATGTAAGTACCTTTGAAATAGCTAAGGGAGAGCTCTATCGTTGGGCCAAGGAAGTACTACAGCCGGCAGCAGAATTAGCTTTTACAGGAGAGGGACAGTTCTTATGCGGAGAATGGTGTTCTTTCTGTAATGCTAAGCACGAATGCCGGGCAAGGGCTGAGGCTAATCTATTGCTAGCAAAGTTTGACTTTAAACTGCCACCTTTGCTGGAAGATGCTGAAATAGAGGTAATCCTATCCAAGATAGATTCCCTGATAACCTGGGCTAATGACATCAAGGAATATGCTCTTAGGCAGGCTGTCAGCGGGAAGCTATGGAAGGGCTGGAAACTGGTTGAAGGACGGTCTAATCGTAAGTACGTAAATGAAGAAACCGTTGTTAAGACAGTAACAGAGGCCGGCTTCGATCCTTATGAGAAAAAGCTTCTAAGCGTGTCAGCTATGCAAAAACTCTTAGGGAAAACCAAATTCGAAGAGCTATTATCAACTCTTATAGAGAAGCCGCAGGGTAAACCAACGCTAGTTCCGGACAGCGATAAAAGGCCGGAAATGAACAACGCGAAACAAGATTTTAGTGAAAATTAAAGGAGAGATATATTATGACTAATAAAATTAATGCAAATCCAATGAAGGTAATTACCGGTAAAGATACCAGATGGAGCTACGCTAATGTTTGGGAACCGAAGAGCATCAATGGTGGAACACCTAAGTATAGTGTTAGCTTAATTATTCCCAAAGCTGATACACGTACAGTGGAGAAGATTAAGGCTGCTATTGAAGCTGCATATAAGGAAGGGGAAAGCAAACTTAAAGGCAATGGCAGAAGCGTACCACCTTTGAGTACCATTAAAACACCGTTAAGAGATGGGGACATAGAACGTCCTGATGATAAGAACTATGCAAATTCTTATTTCATTAATGCCAATGCTACGACTGCTCCTGGTATTGTAGATGCCAATTGTAATCCCATTATTACACGTTCTGAGGTTTATTCCGGTGTATATGGTAGGGCAAGCATTTCCTTCTATAGCTTCAATAGTTCAGGCAATAAAGGGATCGCCTGTGGACTGAATAATCTGCAAAAACTTCGGGATGGCGAACCTCTGGGCGGTAAGGCTAGCGCTGAGATGGACTTTTCCACTGAAGCAGACGATGACTTTTTGAAATAGGAGGAAAATACTATGTATAACTATGAATTTGCCAAAGAAATAATTGTTATGGTTACGTTTTATATTTACATTGGTCTTTCTGCTATGGGTTTCTTCTTCATTGCCTATAACGTTATAGATTTGTTAATCTTTTGCTTTAAGGAAATCAAAAAAAGATTAACAAAGAAAGACCAAGACCAGGAATATTAAAAGGTACTGATAGCGGTAGGGGTAGCACCTTGCCGCTATTCTTTTAAGAAAGGGATAGTTATGAAAACAATAAGTATAGATATAGAAACCTATTCTAGTACTAACCTACAAAAGTCTGGGGCATATAAATATGCCGAGTCTGCTGATTTTGAAATATTGCTGTTTAGTTACAGCGTGGATAAAGGGCCAGTGCAAGTCGTAGATTTAGCTATGGGAGATAAAATACCTGAAGCAATATTAACTGCCCTGAAAAATGAAAAAGTCGCTAAATGGGCTTTTAATGCTTCCTTTGAACGTGTCTGCTTGTCTCGTTATTTAAGGGAACCGCTTAATCCAGATGGTTGGTACTGTACCATGATTTGGGCAGCTACCTTAGGACTGCCGTTATCCTTACAAGGTGTAGGCGCAATACTTGGCATGGAGAAACAAAAGCTGACGGAAGGCAAAAGTCTGCTTAAGTATTTTTGCGTACCTTGTGCTCCGACTAAAGTCAATGGTGGGCGTACCAGAAATTTGCCCAAGCATGATTTAGCTAAATGGGAGCAGTTTAAAGCCTATAACATCAGAGACGTAGAGACAGAACTTGGCATTCAACAGAAATTGTTAAAGTTCCCTGTACCGAAAAAAATCTGGAACGAATACCATCTTGATCAGGAAATAAATGACCGTGGCATTGGGGTTGATTGCTCCTTGGTGAAGCAGGCGATAGCTATTGATGAAAAGGTAAAAGCTAGTCTTAGAGATAAGATGCAGAAGCTTACTAATTTAGCTAATCCTAATTCAGTACAACAAATGATTGGCTGGTTAGCCGCTAATGGATTGAAAACAGATACACTTGGTAAAAAAGCTGTAGCAGAAATGCTAAAGACTGCTCCTAAAGAATTAGGAGAGGCTTTACAACTTAGACAGCAATTGGCCAAGTCCTCTGTTAGAAAGTATACGGCTATGGACAAGGCTGCCTGCAAGGATAGTAGGGCCAGGGGGATGTTTCAATTTTATGGGGCGAATAGGACAGGACGATTTTCTGGTAGGTTAATACAATTACAAAATTTGCCACAAAATCATATGGCTGACTTGTCTCAAGCAAGGGAACTAGTATTAAGTGGCAACTATGCTGCCTTGGAGCTGCTTTATGAAGATATCCCGGATACCTTGTCTCAGCTTATAAGGACAGCTTTTGTACCTCAAAACGGCAGGAAGTTTATAGTTTCAGATTTTAGTGCAATTGAGGCCAGGGTACTAGCCTGGCTTGCAGGGGAAACATGGAGAATGCAGGTGTTTGCTGAGGGCGGGGACATATATTGTGCTTCAGCAACAAAAATGTTTAAGGTACCGGTCGAGAAACATGGTATTAATGGTCACTTACGGCAAAAAGGTAAAATAGCTGAATTAGCTTTGGGTTATGGTGGCTCAGTAGGAGCTCTTAAGGCCATGGGCGCATTAGAGATGGGTGTAAAGGAAAAAGAATTAAAACCACTGGTTAATGCTTGGCGTATGTCTAATGAAAAGATTACAGCCTTATGGTGGGCTGTAGATGATGCTATCAAAGAATGTATAAAAGGGCGATATGAAACCGAAACGCAAGGTATTAGCTTCAGCTACGAGAGCGGTTTCCTATTTATTACACTTCCATCCGGAAGACATCTTGCTTATGTAAAACCACGGTTGGGCATAAACCAATTTGGTGGTGAATCAGTAACTTATGAAGGCATAGGTCCCACTAAGAAATGGGAAAGGCTGGAAAGCTACGGACCAAAGTTTTGTGAAAACATTACCCAGGCCATTGCCAGGGATCTTTTAGTCTACGCCATGCAAACTTTACGGAACTGTGCCATTGTAGGGCACGTTCATGATGAACTAATTATTGAAGCTGACCAAAGAATGTCACTTAAGGCTGTTTGTGAGCAAATGGGTAGAACTCCACCTTGGGCCAAGGGTTTACTGCTTAGAGCAGATGGCTACGAATGTGACTTTTATAAAAAGGATTAAAAAATAAAAAAGTTTCGTCAAAATGGCATCTAAACCTCCAGTGGGTAGTAGGAGAGGATAAAACCTCTTACTAATACCCATATGGAGGACTTTTTTATGAATGGATTAATCAGCATCAACTACGACAGTGAAAGACCTACTGTAAGTGGTCGAGAGTTACACCGGGCTTTGAGGGTGGAAACCAGGTACAATGATTGGTTTTCCAGAATGTGCGATTTTGGTTTTGAAGAAGATAAGGACTTTTACTCAAATTTGAGTAAAAGCAGCGGTGGCCGGCCTTCTGAGGATCATGAGCTTACTATTCCAATGGCCAAAGAAATATGTATGCTGCAACGTACTGAAATTGGTCGCGAATTTCGTAAGTATTTTATTAGTATCGAGGAACAGTGGAATTCTCCGGAAGCTGTTATGTCTAGGGCTTTGAAATATGCTAATGACCAGCTTACTGCTATTAGTAAACAAAATTCAGAACTGCTTTCCACTGTGGCAGTACAAAACCAACAAATAGCTGAAATGCAACCCAAAGCAAGCTACTACGACATTGTTTTGCAATGTAAAAACGCGCTCCCAATATCTGTTATTGCTAAAGATTACGGACTAAGCGGTAGGCACTTGAACCAACTCCTGCATGAATTAGGCGTGGAGTATAAACAAGGCGATATCTGGCTTTTATACATTGGATATGCGAATAAAGGCTATACCTGCACAAAAACTCATTCTTACGAGGGTAATGATGGAAATCTGTATAGCAGGGTACATACCTATTGGACACAAAAGGGCCGCTTGTTTATTTATGACCTATTAAAAAAGGCCGGAGTCTTGCCACTGATGGAAAGGGAGGCCTAAGTCATGAAAAGAAAGGCCAGAGAAGTTGTTTATGTTTGTTCTCCTTATGCTGGCGTTATAGATAAAAACGTTTCTAATGCCAGGAAGTATAGCCGTTTCGTGCTAACGAAAAGAAAAATTCCCCTGACACCTCATTTGCTCTATCCACAGTTCATGGATGATACCAATCCGAATGAACGTAAAGTGGCCTTCAGCATCAATAAGGTACTTTTAGGTAAATGCGAAGAGCTCTGGGTGTTTGGCCGGAATATCACTGCCGGCATGAGGCTGGAAATAAACCTTGCCAGAGGAAGAGGCCTTTTGCTCAGATGGTTTGATGAAAACTTGCAGGAGGTACAGGCACAATGAAATTTACCTTGTATGCATCTAATTGCATTGGTATCGCTAAAAACTGCTACTACCAAAAGAAAATAGAAGTGGTGGATGAAGCCTCGCTAGTCCGGGCCGTTAGCTATGACCATGTAACTGCCTTATATAAGGACGGTTATAGGGCCAAGAGCAATTTTGTGAAAGCAGACAACATTCCTATGGATTGTGATAACGACCATTCAGAAAAACCGGCTGAATGGATTACCTCTGAGGATGTTAAGAAAGCTTTTGACGGGATTCCCTTTGCCATTGTTTACTCCAGAAATCATTTAAAAGCTAAGGGGGATAAGAGTCCGCGCCCAAGGTTCCATGTTTATTTTCCTGTACCGGTTATTTCTGACGTAGATGAATATACGGACATGAAACAAAAGATAGCAAGGGTATTTCCTTACTTTGATAATAATGCCTTAGACTCTGCCAGATTTCTTTATGGCACGGAAGAACCAAAGGTAGAGCTTCATGAAGGAGATACCTTTGTTACTGATTATATTGAGGCGTTATCTTTTGCTAGCTTCGATAAAGGGCTTAAGGAAATACCGGAAGGCAGTCGTAATAGCACCATGAGCCACATTGCAGGCAAGCTTATTAAGCGCTATGGGAATAACGATGCTGCCTATGAGTTGTTTTTAAAAGAAAGCGAAAAATGTAATCCTCCCTTAGAAGAAACTGAGCTTAAGACTATCTGGAACAGCGCAATTAACTTTGGGGAAAAGGTTTCTAGCCAAAAGGATTATGTGCCGCCAGAAATATACAACTCTTCTTTTAAATTTAAACCTACTGACTATTCTGATGTAGGGCAGGCCTTGGTGCTTAGTAAGGCCTATGAAGATTTGCTGCGCTATTCTCCCCAGACGGATTACATCGTGTACAACGATAGCTTTTGGGAAGAATCAAGGCCAAAGAGTCAAGGAATAGCGCAGCTATTAACGGAAATGCAAATGGAAGAGGCGCAAAAAGAAATTAAAAAGGCGATGCAGGAAATGTCTAAAAATGGTGCTTTAGCACTTTTGGCTACAATGGGCCCGAAAAAGGCTGTCGGTATGTTTACCAAAGAACAGGCAAGGACGTATGAGAGATACGAAGCCGCCAACACTTATCTGGCTTATACCATCAAACGCAGAGAGTCTAAAAATATCACAGCTTGCCTGCGTGAAGCTAGACCGATGCTTGAAATTGAGCAAAAGAATCTGGATGAAAATGAATTTCTGCTTAATGCACCCTTAGCTACTTATGACTTAAGGACTGGCAAGGCCAAGGAGCATTCCTTTGAAGATTTTATTACCAAGCAGACAGCGGTAGAACCGGACAATGTTGGAGATCAGCTATGGCATGATGCCTTACAGACTTTTTTCTGTAGGGATGCAGAGCTCATTTCCTATGTACAGATGATTGTAGGCCTTTCTGCTATTGGCAAGGTCTATGTGGAGGCGCTCATTATTGCCTATGGTGAAGGACGGAACGGGAAATCTACCTTTTGGAATGTTGTGGCCAGAGTGCTGGGTAGCTATAGCGGAAATATTTCTGCTGACATGTTAACGGTAGGCTGCAAACGTAATGTGAAGCCAGAACTGGCAGAAGCCAAAGGTAAACGGCTTTTAATTGCAGCGGAGCTAGAAGAGGGAATGCGCCTTAATACATCAAACGTAAAACAGCTATGTTCCACGGATGAGATTTACGCTGAAAAGAAATACAAGGACCCGTTTAGTTATATTCCGACACATACATTGGTGCTTTATACCAATCACCTGCCAAGAGTAGGTGCGTTGGATGCTGGAACTTGGCGCAGGCTGATTGTTATTCCCTTTGACGCCAAGATTGAAGGAAGTGCAGATATTAAGAATTATGCAGATTACCTTTTTGAGAAGGCCGGTGGGGCAATACTCACTTGGATTATTGAGGGAGCTAAAAAGGTAATTGCAGCAGGTTACAAGGTAAGTGAGCCAACCAAGGTAAAGGCTGCTATTAGTGCCTATAAGGAAAACAATGATTGGTTTGGCCACTTTTTGGATGATTGCTGCGAGCTGGACCTTTCGTTTCAGGAAAAGTCTGGTGAAGTTTATACCAGCTATAGAAACTACTGTTCCCAAAACGGTGAATTTACTAGAGGCGCATCGGATTTCTATGCCGCAGTTGATGCTAGTGGCCTGGAACGAAGAAAGATGAAAAAAGGTGTAATGATTCGAGGACTACGACTTAAGTCTGAATTCCTTGATGACTAAAAAGGGCTGAAAGCAAGTCAGGAAGCTAAGTTTAAGGCACAGGGTGCAGGGCGGTGATGGGCGTACCCTAAACTATATATATATACTAAAAAATAGTCCTTATACATAGTTCTATATATGCCCTTCATCGCCTTGCACCTTTTATTGATGAAAAAGCTGAAAACTAAGGCTGACACTTGATTTGGCAGAATTGTGCGGGAGGTAAGAATGAAAGAGAAAGCAATTGAACTGTATTTTGTTAAAAAAGTAAAAGCTATGGGAGGCATGGCCATAAAATTTGTCAGTCCTGGTTTTGATGGGCTGCCGGACAGATTAGTGCTTTTACCTAAAAACAAGCTGGCCTTTGTAGAATTGAAAGCTCCTGGTAAGAAGCCGAGGGCTTTGCAGATAAAAAGGATGGAGCAATTAACTAGCTTTGGATTTAAATGCTTTGTGGTTGATACCAAAGAAGCAGTAGATGTCACTATTGCTGAGTTAGGAGGTGATGCCCAATGAAGTTCATACCTCATAAATACCAGGAATTTGCTGTTAATCATATTTTAGAGCACCCGATTTCTGCTTTGTTTTTGGATATGGGCTTAGGTTAGCAAAACTGTTATTACACTTACAGCTATTAAGAAGCTGATGCAAGATTGTTTTGAAATTGGCAAGGTGTTAGTCATTGCACCTTTAAGGGTAGCTCAAAACACCTGGCCGGCAGAAATAGGCAAATGGGAACACCTAAATGATTTAACTTACTCTGTAGCCATAGGCACAGAAGCAGAACGCAAAGCTGCCTTAAATACAAAAGCAGACATCTATCTTATCAATCGGGAAAACGTAGACTGGTTGATTAATAAAAGTGGTATGCCATTTGATTATGACATGGTTGTTATTGATGAGCTGTCCAGCTTTAAGTCTTACAGCGCTAAAAGGTTTAAAAGCCTGATGAAGGTAAGGCATAAGGTTAAACGGATAGTTGGCCTTACCGGAACACCTAGTACTAATGGCCTCATGGACTTGTGGGCAGAATTCAGGGTACTGGATATGGGCCACAGGCTAGGGTATTATATTTCGCAGTACAGAAATAACTACTTTACTCCTGATAAAAGAAATGCCCAGATCATCTTTTCCTATAAACCACTACCAGGAGCTGAAGAAGCTATCTATCAGGCTATTTCAGACATTACTATTTCCATGAAGTCTAAGGATTACCTAGATATGCCAGAATGCATAATGAACGAAGTGCCGGTTTACCTTTCTGATAAAGAAAGAGCACTATATGACCAGCTTCGTAAGGACATGGTGCTTTCTTTAGGCGAAGAAGAGATAGACGCTGTAAATGCAGCAGTTCTTTCTGGCAAGCTTATCCAGATGGCCAATGGTGCAGTTTATGGTGACAATAATAGAGCTTTATGTATTCATGACAGAAAGCTTGATGCCCTGGAAGATTTAATAGAAGGAGCTAATGGTAAGCAGGTGCTGGTAGCTTATTGGTACAAACACGACTTGGAGCGCATTAAGAAGCGCTTTGAAGTTCGGGAGATTAAAAGTAACAATGACATTGAAGAGTGGAATGCAGGGAAAATACCGGTGGCAGTCATTCACCCTGCCTCTGCTGGTCATGGTCTTAACTTACAGGCCGGCGGATCTACCTTGATTTGGTTTGGTCTTACTTGGTCGTTGGAGCTTTATCAACAGACCAATGCCAGACTCTGGCGGCAGGGACAAAAGCAGAGCGTAGTAATTCACCACATCATTGCCAAGAACACCATTGATGAGAATGTTATGAAAGCTTTAACGGTTAAGGATAGAACGCAGGAAGCATTGATTAAGGCTGTGAAGGCTAATCTGGGAGGTGAAATTTATGCAGGATAAAGTTAATCATCCAAGCCACTACACAGCCGGTAAGGTTGAATGTATTGATGCTATAGAAGCTGCTGTTATTGGTTTGGTAGGTTTAGAAGCTGTTTGTACAGCTAATGTTATAAAGTACCTCTGGCGCTGGAAACTAAAGAACGGTGCAGAAGATTTGCAAAAGGCTAAGTGGTACCTGGAAAAGCTTATTGCTACTCAGGGGGTGGTAAAATGAAACAAGTAAGGTTCGGACCATATGAAGTACTGGCCAATGCGATTATCATAACGGCTGCTGAGGATTTCAGGAATGGGATAAAGATTCTTAGACGTCATCTTGGAAAGAGACCTCAAGATGTTAAATCGGATAAGTACAAGGATTGGTTTGAGGATAAGAAAAAATATTACAGGGACCTTCGTGACATTAAGAGGTTCTTTCACTCCAGATGGTTCGGAGTATTGTCACAGGCGGATGGAACGGTAATATATGAAAGCCTAAGGAGCGAGGTGAGAAGATGACACCACAGCAGTATCTGAGCCAGGCTCATCGGCTAGATATGTATATAACTTCAAACCTAGCAGAGCTAGAGAGAATACGCAGCGAGTGCAACAATATATCGTCACCCAGTCTTGAACCACATTACAATGCAAGCCGTAATATAAAGGCACCCTTTGATGGTAAGGTGGAAAAAGCAATGGTCCTGGAGCAGGAGATTCGTGAACAGGTTAACCATCTTCTAGAACTAAAGACTCAGATAAGGCAGACCATCAACTCTCTTTCTAGTATGGATGAGAGGATGGTGCTGCGGTATCATTACCTGGAATCTCTGCCTTGGGAAGAAGTTGCGATGAAGATGCATACGGGTAGGAGTACTGTACGCAGATGGCATAATAGGGCTCTTCATAATATAAAAATGCCGGAGTTACCGATGATTTTATAAAAGTTGGACAGCTTTGAGCACTTTTGAGCACAAATGAGCACCTTTGAGCACTTGTGGGCAGGGATTGACTATGATATAGTTAAGCTAGGAGAATTGGATAAAGAAGCAACAGCCTTGGAGGAGCAATCCTTCAGGGCTATTTTTATGCCCAAATGGAGGTAATGATTTGCCAAGAAGACCGAAGCGTCCGTGTTCTTATCCGGGCTGCCCAAGACTGACTGAAGGACGATACTGTGAAGAACATCAGAAGCTGACAGATAAGAACTACAACAAGTACGAACGCAATCCAGTTCATAAGAAACGATACGGCAGAGCCTGGAGGTTCATCCGTGCCACCTATGCAAAGGCGCATCCGTTGTGTGAGCAGTGTCTTGCAGAAGGAAGGTATGTGGCAACAGAGCAGATACATCACAAGCTGCCATTGTCTCAAGGCGGTACAAATGATGTTTCCAATCTCATGGCCCTGTGCAGAAGCTGCCATTCCCGGATTCATGCGAAGATGGGTGACAGATGGAGAAGAAAATGACTACGAAAATTAGACCTATTCCTAAGTATTATGGTTACTATGCAGACGAAGAAGGAAATATTTATTCTGCAAAAGCTGGTTTTATGAGAAAGCTGGCACAGCGTGTGCATAAAAATTACTATCATGTTTCTGTTAGAGACAGCGGTTTTCCGACTAAAACACATAAAGAACCTGTGCATAAGTTGGTATTGAATGCATTTGTTGGAGAAAGACATAGTGATTTAGTGTGCAGGCATTTGAACGGTAATTCACTTGATAATAGATTGATTAATCTGCGCTGGGGAACTGCAAAAGAAAATGCACAAGACTCCATAAAACACGGGACAGCCGTTTGTTTAAGGCATGGAGAAAATGCAGTAGCCGCAAAATTAAAATTGTATGAAGTGCTAAATATTAAGAAACTGTACAGACAAGGTGCAACACAAAAATTGCTGGGTAGGATGTTCAATGTAACGCAGAGACATATAAGTGATATTATATGCGGCAACACGTGGAAACGTGATGTAGTCTAAGGGTAGGGGCGGTCAACATCTTAGAACGCAGTATTCATGCGGTCGGGCGCTTGGTCAAACGCATAAAAACGCGAAAGTTTTAGGGGTATTAACCCTTGGAAAATAAGGAGTGTGATTTTAATGGGTAAAAGGGGCCCGGCTAAGGGAACTGGAGGCAGGCCAAATAAGCCATTGCTAGACAAAATTACCGAAGGAAATCCTGGTAAAAGACCACTAAAAGTAATTAGTTTTAATAATGTGGCAGATTTAAAAGGTGAAGATATGCCTAAACCCAGTGAAATGCTTTCTGCTGTGCAAAGAGACGGTAAAACTTTGCAGGCTAAGGAAATTTATGAAGCAACCTGGGAATGGTTAAACAAAAGAGGCTGCGCAGTGTACATCCAACCGCAGATGCTGGAACGTTATGCTATGGCAGCAGCTAGATGGATTCATTGTGAAGAGATAATTACTAGTACTGGCTATTTGTCTAAGCATCCTACAACGGGAGCAGCTATTACATCTCCTTACGTAACTATGAGCCAAAACTATATGTCTCAGGCCAATCGTCTATGGAACGAAATATTTGCTGTGGTTAAAGAAAACTCTGCAGCTGAGTATAATGGCAGCTCTCCGCAAGATTCTATGATGGAAAGATTGCTTAGAGCTAGGGAGGGCCGATAATGATTAAAGCGAAACAAGGAGAATTGCAAAAATTCAAACAGGACCTGGGACAGTACAAAAAAGTACTTACAAGGCAGCAATTACTAACCTTAAACGGCCTGGCTAAGTCTGGTAACGTTACCGGAGCATATAAAGGCCTTAAAAAGATACTAGAAAGGAAAAGTGCATAATGCTTATTGAAAAGAAAAAGACAGCTGAACTTATCCCAGCTGAATATAATCCTCGTAAGGATTTAAAGCCTGGTGATCCTGAATATGAAAAGTTAAAACGTTCCTTGGAGCAGTTCGGATATGTGGAACCTGTTATTTGGAATAAGACTACCGGTAGAGTAGTAGGTGGACACCAGAGATTAAAAGTCCTCATAGACATGGGCATTCAGGAAGTTGAATGTGTAGTTGTGGAACTAAGCGAAGAGAAAGAAAAGGCCCTTAACATTGCTTTGAACAAGATTAGCGGTGCTTGGGACAATGAAAAGTTGGCGCTTTTGATTACTGATTTGCAGGGCGCTGATTTTGATGTTTCTTTAACGGGCTTTGATGCCGCCGAGATTGATGATTTGTTTAAAGAGTCTTTACAAGATGGCATCAAAGATGATGACTTTGATGTAGAAGCTGAGCTTAAAAAGCCGGCTGTAAGTAAGCTAGGTGACCTTTGGCAGCTAGGAAACCACAGATTGTACTGTGGAGATTCTACTAAAAAGGAAACTTATGAACTGCTCATGGCAGGCAAGCTGGCCAACCTGGTGGTTACCGATCCACCGTATAACGTTAACTACGAAGGAAACGCCGGCAAGATAAAGAACGACAACATGGGGAACGATGCTTTCTACCAATTCCTCTTTGACTCCTTTTTCAATATGGAAAAGGTCATGGCAGACGATGCCAGCATCTATGTGTTCCATTCGGACACGGAAGGGCTTAACTTTAGGAAAGCCTTCTCAGACGCAGGCTTTTATTTGTCCGGTACCTGCATCTGGAAGAAGCAGAGCCTGGTGCTGGGCAGGAGCCCGTACCAATGGCAGCACGAGCCTATCTTGTTTGGCTGGAAGAAGAAGGGCAGGCACCAATGGTACACCGGCCGGAAGGAATCCACTATCTGGGAGTATGACAAGCCCAAGAAGAACGAATACCATCCAACCATGAAACCCGTGCCTCTGATTGCCTATCCCATTATGAATTCCAGCATGAGCAACTGCCTGGTGCTGGATCCCTTTGGTGGTAGCGGGACCACCTTGATTGCCTGCGAGCAAAGTAAGCGCATCTGCTACATGGTCGAGCTGGATGAGAAGTACTGCGATGTTATAGTTAAGCGCTATATTGAGCTGGTCGGTAGTACTGATAATGTAACAGTACAAAGAGATGGTTTAACCTATAAATATAGTGAGCTTAAAGCAGAGGGAAAGCCGCTGTGAAGTATACTAGATACTTGCTCATAATGACTTGCTAATTAACACCTTTAGAGCGAATATGAACATACAAAAACAAAGGAGGCAATTAGCATGAGCGTACAATTTAAGGTTGAAAGCAGAAAAGAACTGGTGAAGGCTATCGAGGAACTTACCCTGGAAAAGGCTACCTACCAAGGCATGCCAAGCTGCGCTTACACCCTTGGCGGATTAACGCTGAGCAAGGATGGCACCCTGAGCTGGAACGAGAAGGTGAATGAAACAGCAGTGCAGAGCCTGGTCAAAAGATTGCAGGAGAAGGGCTTTGAAATTGTGCAGGCTAGCGAAGAGCCGGAAGTCATTGGCTTTACGGTGGCTATGCCCAAGAGTCTTTTCACCCCGGAAAGCTGGGAAAACTTAAACAACCTTTTGACCGCCAAGGGCAGCCTGATTCAAAAAGCCTTTAACCTGGCTGCGTTGCCGGAAGCAATCGAAGAAGACGACAAGGTAACCTTCCCCTGGTTCAAGGTAGCACCCAGTGAGCCGGAAGTGGTTGAAGCCTACACCAGGTTCATAGCAGCCCTGGTGAAGATGGCCAGGGAGCAAAAGAGAGTGACAGCCAGGTCGCATCCGGTGGACAACGAAAAGTTCGCCTTCAGATGCTTCCTTTTACGGCTGGGATTTATAGGCAGCGAGTTTAAAACAGTTAGAAAAGTACTGCTGAGAAACCTAACCGGTTCTTCAGCATTCAAGGGAGGACGTAAAAGTGAGATTTCCAACCAAGGCAGTAATTGACTGCCTCAAGGAAGAATTTCCAAAGGGGACCAGGGTGAGGCTGACCAAGATGGATGATGACCAGGCCCCGCCCATTGGTACCCTGGGTACCGTGACTGGCGTGGACGATACCGGAAGCGTCTTAGTGGATTGGGACAATGGTTCAGGCCTAAACGTAATTTTTGGAAAAGATATTTGCAGAAAGGTGACAACTTAAAATGAATGCTACGGTCAAAGAGCAAATCTTAGATATTAGGAATACCGGACTGACGAATATGGTTGACGCTAACATGGTGCAGTTCCTGGCCAACCAGAAAGGCTACGTTGAACTTATTGTTTTTATTGAGGAGCATAAGCGCGAATATGTGCGTTTCATCCTGACCGGCGAAGAGTAAAAAGATACTGTATACTTGCCGAATATCGCTTGCTATTATGCACACTAAGAGCGAATATGTGTATAACAAAAAACAAGGAGGCAGGCATTATGATAAAGATTAACGCATTTGAGAAGGCAGACAGAACCAAGGGGTTTAAAGAGCAGGGGTTAAGCGGCAACATTTACTGGGCTTACAGATACAGCCAGGAAGCAGGCAGCGACCTGCTGGACTTTAACGAAGCCATTTTTGACGAGGATGTTGAAGAGATTGTAAAGTTCTGCAGAGAGCAGGGCATCAAGGAATTTACGATTTCCAGCAACTTTTCCGGCCTGGTCAGCACCCTGGACGCTTTCGACAAGCTGGGCTGCAAGATGAACGGCCTTACCCAGGTACCGCTGCGGTTTACCGAAGGCTACGGTTCAGAAAAGCACAAAGTTGTACCGGCCATCAAGATGAGCTTATAGGAGGCGCGCGTTATGTGGAGAACAGGAGCAATGCTGATTCGCGGTAAGGTTTACAAGTACCAGGTCAAGGTGTACGAGGCAGGCAGTGAGTACGGTATCGAAGGCGGGAAGATTTCCAAGGCTTATGTTTCCAGGGATGGCATAGCGGTAGTAAACTACGACCGGGGCTGGAACCTGGAGCCGGTGGACGAAGGAGCTGCCCTGGCCTTAGGGATTTTGCTAAAGGAACATAACTAAATAAAAAATGAACAGCGGCCGCAAGGCTCTGTTCGTCGTACAGTCGCTGCAAGGCGGCTATTTTTATTACCCAGAAAGGGAGGTAACGGTGCTGCGCAAGTTAAAAAGATATAAGGCCACAAAGTTTAAGGCCAAGGACTCTAAATACAGCAGGGAAGCAGCAGACTATGCCGTTAACTTCATAGAATGTTTGTGTCACACCAAAGGCACCTGGGCAGGCAAGCCTTTTGAGCTTATAGACTGGCAGGAGCAGATTATCCGTGATATCTTTGGTACCTTAAAGCCCAATGGGTATAGGCAGTTCAATACGGCCTATATAGAGATACCAAAGAAGCAGGGCAAGTCTGAGCTGGCTGCCGCAGTAGCCTTGCTTTTATGCTGCGGGGATAATGAGGAAAGGGCGGAGGTGTATGGCTGTGCGGCCGACCGACAGCAGGCCTCCATTGTTTTTGAAGTGGCTGCGGACATGGTGCGCATGTGCCCGGCTTTAAATAAGAGAATAAAGATACTGGCTTCTCAGAAGCGTATTATTTTTCAGCCTACGAACAGCTTTTACCAGGTCCTATCGGCAGAGGCCTATTCCAAGCACGGCTTTAATATACATGGAGTGGTTTTTGATGAGCTGCATACCCAGCCTAACAGGAAGCTCTTTGATGTAATGACTAAGGGCTCCGGTGATGCCAGGATGCAGCCTTTGTATTTCCTGATTACCACGGCCGGAACGGATACCAATTCCATCTGCTATGAAACACACCAGAAGGCTAAGGACATCCTGGAAGGCAGGAAGCACGATGCCACCTTCTATCCGGTAATATACGGAGCGGCTGAAACGGATGACTGGACTGATCCCAAGGTGTGGAAAAGGGTGAATCCGTCCTTAGGCATTACCGTGGGCATAGATAAGGTGAAAACAGCCTGCGAGTCTGCCAAGCAGAATCCGGGAGAAGAGAACTCCTTCAGGCAGCTCAGGCTCAACCAGTGGGTGAAGCAGTCCATTAGGTGGATGCCTATGGATAAGTGGGACGCCTGTGGTTTCAAGGTTTCTGAAGAGCAGCTGGAGGGAAGGGTATGTTATGGCGGACTGGACCTGTCCAGCACCACGGATATAACGGCCTTCGTGCTGGTCTTCCCGCCTTTGGATGAGGAGGATAAGTACTGCGTCCTGCCATATTTCTGGATACCGGAAGAGAGCATGGATCTAAGGGTGATGCGTGACCATGTCCCTTACGATGTCTGGCAGAAGCAGGGTTTCTTAGAAACAACGGAAGGGAACGTGGTTCATTATGGGTACATAGAAAAGTTCATAGAAGAACTGGGAACCAGGTTTAATATTCGTGAGATAGCCTTTGACCGTTGGGGTGCTGTGCAGATGGTGCAGAATTTAGAGGGCATGGGCTTTACCGTAGTTCCCTTTGGCCAGGGTTTTAAGGATATGTCACCTCCTACCAAGGAGCTGATGAAGCTGACCTTGGAAGAGCGACTTGCTCACGGAGGGCATCCTGTACTAAGGTGGATGATGGACAACATCTTCATCCGTACTGATCCTGCCGGCAACATAAAAGCTGACAAAGAAAAATCCACAGAGAAGATTGACGGTGCCGTAGCCACGATAATGGCTCTTGATCGTGCAATTCGCTGTGGAAATGATAATGGTGCTTCTGTCTATGATGACAGAGGTATTTTGTTTGTGTAGATGTGGTGGTATAATATGAAAATAGAGAACATTTATGAGGAGATGGGGTATATGTTTAAGAAAACAAGTCTATTAGCATTGTTACTAGTGTTTATTTGTGCTTCAACAGGGTTGTGTTCAGTACCAAAACCAACAAAGCGTATTTTTTTATTTTATAAAGTTTCAGATGCTGTATTGATGTGTCAAAATTCAGATGATGATATGGAAAAGGGTAAAGTTGAATTTGAAAAGGAACTAAGTAATCATTATAGCAAAAGATTTATCGTTGATGGCGTAAAATATTTACCGGAACAACCAAGACTTTCAGCTGAAGAATACTTAGCAATGGTCAAACAAAATGAAACTCCTTTCATCCTAATGTTAAAATTAAACGGAACTGGAACAACAACAGCAACTTTTCAGAATATGTTTGGTGCAACAAAATCAGTGGTATTGCCTACAATAAAAATTATTAGAAATGAGTATGTTGTTGATAGAGCTGATCATAGTATTTATGGAGTTGCCTATGGAGAGGCAGAATATCATTCTAATGCAATGGCCGCAGGCGGTAATATATATTCTAATACAGATACAAGGAAGACAACAAAAAATGGAATAAGAGGGTATCTCAGAGATTATAGTATATATCAAGGAGATAGAATAAATAAGTATGCTGATATGGATAAATTTAATGCATACAATGATGCTTATACTGGAAATTTTAAAAAACGTGATATTGAATTGTTAGCTATTAATTCAAATGTTCCATATTTAGGGGTTTACGCTAATAATCTTGTTGTAGCTTCTTGTACGCCAGATTATCCTATGGCTAAATCTGGTTGTCTTGTTAACGACAAAATTATGGCTATTAATGGAGAGGCTATTGCTGATGATAATGATTTTACTGAGATTATGAAAAAATATAAACCAGGAGATAACCTTAAAGTTACTATTATGCGTAACGGACAAGAGAAAACTCTTAGCGTTGTCCCTGTAGCAAGAAGTTTGGATATATTTAAAAATAATAAAATATAAAACTTTTTCAGAAAAGCACTTATGCGTAAAGCGTAGGTGCTTTTCTTATGCCCAAAATTAGAAAGGAGAGTGGTTATACTGAACGTTTTTACAAAGCTTTTTAAGTCCAGGGATAAGCCTGTGAACAGTACAGCAGGAGGTGCCTACGGGTTCTTCTTTGGAGGAAGTAATTCCGGCAAGAGAGTTACGGAACGCAGCTCCATGCAGATGACAGCAGTCTATTCCTGCGTAAGGATACTGGCAGAGGCGGTGGCAGGACTGCCCTTGCACCTATACAAGTATAACGATAGCGGAGGAAAGGAAAAGGCACTTGCCATGCCATTGTACTTTCTGCTTCACGATGAACCCAATGAAGAGATGACGTCATTTGTCTTTAGGGAAACCCTTATGACGCATCTGCTCCTATGGGGTAATGCCTATGCCCAGGTTATTCGTAACGGCAAGGGAGAAGTGGTGGCCCTGTATCCGTTAATGCCCAACCGCATGAGGGTGGACAGAGACAGTAAGGGTAACATTTACTACGAATACCTTCACAATACGGATGAGGCAGCTACCATGAAGGAAAGCATGGTGCAGCTTAAGCCCACAGATGTGCTCCACATACCGGGGCTTGGTTTTGACGGCCTGGTGGGATATTCTCCTATTGCCATGGCCAAGAATGCCATTGGTATGGCCATAGCCTGTGAGGAGTACGGAGCTAAGTTCTTTGCTAACGGGGCAACGCCCGGTGGTATTTTAGAACATCCGGGAGTGGTAAAGGATCCTGCTAAGGTAAGGGAGAGCTGGAACACAGCCTTCGGTGGCAGTATAAACTCCAACAAGGTAGCGGTTCTGGAAGAGGGCATGAAGTATACGCCAATATCCATTTCCCCGGAACAGGCACAGTTTTTAGAAACAAGAAAATTTCAACTTAACGAGATAGCTCGAATTTTCCGCATCCCTCCCCATATGGTGGGAGACCTGGAGAAGTCGAGCTTTTCTAATATAGAGCAACAATCCCTGGAATTTGTGAAATATACTCTGGAGCCCTGGCTTATTCGTTGGGAGCAGGCTTTAATGCGAGTGCTTTTAACGCCCCAGACCAAGGAGAAATATTTCATCAAGTTTAATGTGGACGGACTTTTGCGTGGAGATTACCAGAGCCGGATGAACGGCTATGCCACGGCAAGGCAGAACGGCTGGATGAGTGCGAACGATATTCGTGAGCTGGAGAACCTGGACCGTATCTCACCGGAAGCAGGCGGGGACTTATACCTTATTAACGGCAATATGACCAAACTTGCCGATGCAGGAATATTCGCAGCTTCGGCTGGAAAGGAGAATACTACAAGTGAAGAAGTTTTGGAAGTGGAAAAACAAGACGGTAAGCAATCAGGAAACAGGAGAGGAAACAGTGGAAAGAACACTGTTCCTTAATGGTACCATTGCCGAGGAAAGCTGGTTTGATGACGATGTAACGCCTAAGCTTTTTAAGGAAGAGCTGATGGACGGAGCAGGAGACGTAACCATTTGGATTAACAGCCCGGGTGGTGACTGCGTGGCTGCGGCTCAGATCTATACCATGCTTATGGACTACAAAGGTAAGGTTACCGTAAAGATTGACGGTATGGCTGCCAGTGCTGCCTCCGTCATTGCAATGGCAGGAAACAGGGTGCTTATGAGTCCGGTGTCCATGCTCATGATTCACAATCCGGCAACTGTGGCTTTTGGAGATAAGGGCGAGTTTCAAAAAGCCATCGACATGCTGGCAGAAGTAAAGGAATCCATTATCAACGCCTATGAAATCAAAAGCTCTCAGTCCAGGGCGAAGATTAGCCACCTCATGGATGCAGAAACCTGGATGAATGCCAATAAGGCTGTAGAACTTGGCTTTGCA